GATCTCATATTCTTTTTATTGGCTATAGATAAGAAAGCTTTGTTTAGATTATCAGATATATTGTCATAGGATTTGTTAGCCCAAAGTATAAGTTCTGCTACGCCAGGTTTAGACCTTGGGGTTTCTCTTCTTTTTTGTCTTGGCCCTTCGTCTAATTTATTTGGTGGTCTACCATTTGGATTAACTGGCTTTTGACTTTCTTTTCTTTCTGCCACCTTTTCATTTATCTCTGCTTGCTTGTCCATTTTTTCCATCTCAAACTCCTTGTTGGGATTGTGGAATGGACTTGCTTTTTCCGGCAGTTTATCTGCATTTCTAGCCTTGTCCTCTCTTTTTAGGCGCATCTTCTCGACAGAAGGAACTTCTTTAAATCTCTCAAGAATAGTCTCATGGGATATGATATCTCTGTCAGCAAGCTGTATCAATAGATTCTTTTCAGATGATTCATCAGATAGGCTCATTTGGTCATAAACTATGTGCGCTGGCTTTCTAAAGCCCATAGCTTTACGGACAATCTCTATTTCTCTTTCCCAGAATTTGGTTAATTGATCTCTACCGTACTGTAATCTCTCAACAAGTGTTTTTAGAGATATAAAATTATTAGTAAATCCACCACTTTGACCCGCCATGCCAGTGAGGGTTGGAGGAACACCAAGTCCAGCGTAAATACTATTTAGTACAGAGGTGTATTTCTCTGAGCCTAAGAACTTATATACCTGGCTATTGGACTCACTATAAGAAAGCTCTGGACCCCAAACCAATTCCATTGTACCTCCACCAACATTACTAGCTAGTATATTTCTTAATTTATTGATGGCAGTTTTATTAGGTAAGATTTTATGGTCTAGATTACCCAATGTCCAAAGACGGATATTAGAAATCGCACCATCTAGAGCAGACATGTCAGCCAGTCTCATCTTTTCAAGCATAACAATGTCATCAAGAATAGCATAGACAAGGGGGTTTGCCCACCTCTGCCAGTCATCTTTCTTGTAGTAAGATATAGACAGTCTCTCTTTGTCTAGTTCTATCTTCTTTTCTCCTCGTTTGATAGCCTGCTTGACATTTGGCGGTAACGTATCAATGACATGCGCAGGTATAGAACCTTCTTTGAAGTTGTCTAGGAAGGCTCCAGAATCTATTTCATAGTTTCTAACACCCAAGAACATATTAATGTTACCATTCTTCATGTCAATATTCAGTGGGTTAAAGAAATTATATCTCCAAGGTATTTGATTGCGTTCTATTTCTGGCAACTCTACAGTAATATCGTTTGCCATAGACTTAATATATTTAGTTATGTCTGGGGTAATATTGGCATAGCTCTTGTATACAATAGCCTGACCAGTTCTGTATAGGTTGTTTAGGAATCTTTCTGAGCGCTCCTTGCCGTCAATCTTCTTAAACCATTGCTTGAAAAACTTTTCTACACTTTCATTTTCGTGAACGATGTTAATACCTTGACAGCCAAAGTCACCCATCAGGTCAATTATGTTGCGGATGATGCCAACCTTGTCGTAGGCGTCCATGCACATCTTGATTATTTTCTTTTGCTTAGTGGGAACTTGTTCTTCGGGGCGGAAAGCATAGTAATCGTTATAGCCAAACGAAGGTCTTACCGACCTATTTGGCTCGATGTCTATAAAATCCCTATAGAAATGCGAGGCTTTTGATACGCCCTCGTAAGCATCTAGAGATCCAGAAAATTGTTCAAAGGCATCTTTTTTGCTCTGCTGGTTGCCTTCGTCCCATGTAATCATATGATTGTCGTTCATTATTTCTCCAAGCAATTGGAATGTAATTGGAATACATTTATATTATACACGTTAATAGACATCTTTCATAGAATTAGTAAACCAGCTTGGTCCAATGTATAGATCTTTTTCTTTTTTCTTTGATTTTGTACTAGTAGCAAACCCTCCATAGAAGTTATATTCTGCTTGCTCTGGGGTTCTGTCTATAATTCTGGCTGCCATATTAGCCATTAGTAGGGATGAATATCTATCTTTTCTCTGTTTACCTTTCTTTCCGGTTCCAACAACAGTCTCTGGTGTGTCCCATTTGTCTCGACCGGAAGCTGTTTGTGTCATTTGAATCATAGCTAGTTCATCCTTCAACTCTTCTATTTCCATTACGCACTGCTCCAGCGTGTCGAACATCCTGCCTTTCATGGCGTCTTCTGCGCTAGATATGCCCAAACTAACAGAGTCGAATCTTGGGAAAAGCAACGCCCTGTCTTCAAAGTCTTTCCTCATTCCATGATTTGCCTCTGCTAGCCACTCGTGCTTCGCAAACTGGCACATCTCAAGTATGTGTAAACCTTGTTCTCCGTCCGTATCCTTTGGTTTGTCATCGTCTATAACCGGCCATATTGGTAGCTCACCTTCTTGTATTTTATCTTTATCGTGTAAACCCTCCATTACAGCTATACCACCACCCTGAGCGTCTAACGCTATATGATGACAAGGAAATAGTTTCATAAGATCACGGATCTTTCTAACGCAGTAAGCATAAAAGTCTGTCTCTTTAGAGTAGCCTCTTTTCACTTTCTCTTTATGTTCGCCTCTGTTGGTGGTCCAGCAATGAACTATTCTCCTATGACCATTGTGTAATTCTAATACAACGATACTAAAATTATCAACCTCAGATGCAGGGTCAATACCAAATACATATCTCTTATCTTTATCTCCCATTAGTTTAGCTTCAAATACTATAGGTTTTTTACTTATATCTAAAATAGCTTCTTTGTTATCATTACCTTCATTAGCTACGCATTGTTCTATAAGGGTTCTTTTAAAGAATCCTTGTGAATCGCGCGTAAAGCACGCGCCAAACTCCATTTGATAGATACCAGCATGAACTGTCGCCTTGGATCTAGCGACCTGTGAGGCATCCATAAAGCCTTCTGGGAGCAATTCGTAAGGAATACGGATTATGGAATAATCTTTCCAGTTAAAGTCTTTGGGTGGATCTTCACCGAATATGTCTCTAAGTCTAGCTTGTTTGCCTTGACTTTTAATTATAGCTTTCCATTTTTTCCAATAGTCAGCAAAATGGTTAAAGTCATAATAAGCAGTACCGCTTAGAATAATTTGGTTGTCTTTCTTTTCTATCATGTCGTCTGTAGATTCTTCTATTTCTATTCCTAGCTCTTTAGCTTTTTTCCTAGAAGCAATTTTCTTGACATTCTCAATAGGATCTGAGCTAACGGCAGCGAAACCAGCAACCACAGTCTCAAAAATATCTCGCGGGATAGAAGCAAACTCATCAGATATAATATCATTAGCACGCTGCCCTCTAATTTTCTGTCCGTCTCCAAGAGGAAGACAAGTAATACGGGATTTATTAATCCGCATAACACAACGGTCCACATCCCTACGTGGTCCACTATTCGCATCGCACATACTCCTTAAAATGGGCGCATTGTTCCAAATTGTTTCCATGTACTCAAAAAGAACTTTAGATTGACGAAAAGCTGCGCCCACAACAACAACCTTTCTGTCTGGTAATATAAGCGCTCTAATCATTGAGTATAATGATAATATAAATGATTTACCAAAACCACGACTAGCTATGAGCATTGGGAATTTTCTGTTCCACATTTCACACAAGAACAAAGCTTGAGATGGCAAGATATTGATATTAAATACATGTTTACATAAAAAAGAGAAATACTCCGGCCTTGTCATTAGCCATATTAGTCTTAGGTGGTAGTCTTCATCATTAAAGCTAACCATTTCAAATGGATTAATTAAGTCCTCTTTTTTAACATCATCTAAATTAAGCCAAGCTTCGTCTATGTTTTTTAAATTATTGCTCATTTATAAATCCCATCTACAAATCCGTAGTAAACAGCTTCTTCGGCATCTAAATACCAGTCACCGTCTTTCATTTTCCTTTTGATGTACTGTCTAGTTTTAGACACGTTATATTCTCTTTCTATAAAAAATTCACCAAACTTACAGCATTGCTCCGCATAAATTGTTATCATCTTCTCAGCATTGCTTTTATCTATTGCTGAATAATTCTGAGAGCTTAGGAAATCGCCAGATAAATCTGTTGAACCAAAATGACACATAAATATCGCATTAGGTGTTATAAGTCTCCTTCGGGCTGCCTGAATTATTACAGTACCCATAGAGCATAATTGACCATAAGCTATAAACGTTGTTCTACACTTGCAGTTTTTTATAGCGTCGTATATGCCCATTCCAGAATACCAACAGCCACCAACTGTCTGCATATGTATTGTTATTGGTTCTCTACTTAAATTCTTTAATATGTTGATATTTTTTACAAAGTTCTGGACCATCCTATGATCTACACCAGCCCTGTCTCCAGAGTCATCAAATTCATTTAAGTATATCTCCCTATTCTTTACATCTATATTATAAGAATGAATTTCGCCAACGGTATCTCTACTAGCTGTCATGACTACTCCGTACCATATTTTTCGTTAATCCGTTTTAGTATACTAAGAACGGTCCATTTAGCGTTCTTTTTAGAGTCACAAAATATAACATTAACGCCGTGGTTTATTTGTAGCTCCATAAGATATCTTAACATGTATTTATTGGTGATTCTCAACTTTTTAATTTCTTTCTCAGGCACATCTGATCCTTCTGGAAAATCCATTAAGTCAGTAAGTGAAAACTCTAAGATTAAAAATCTATGCGGGAATTCTTTCATTCTTTCTATTTCGGCGTCAAATCTACGTCTACTGACACCAACATTGTTTGCTAGCTCTACTACACTAGCTTTTCTTTCCACGCAAACTTTATCTTCAAGACCTTCTACGCTATAGTCACCGGTGTCTAGCTTTCTTACTACCATACCTTTACATACATGATATTTCGTTCTAGAGGCTTCAAAAGTGTAACCTTGTTTTTCTCTTGTGTCTTTTATTATTGTGAATGGTCTAATCTTACCCATTGTTTCTTCTCACTATACTTTGAAATAAAGATTGATAGTAGGTCTCATGACCTGTTACTTTGTCATGACACCACCTACACAGTGTAATGCCGTTATCAACATCAAATCTCAAAGCTGAAGCGCTAGCCCATTTTCTTATATGATGCGCATTTAGGTATTTCTTCTTTTTACAGCCAGGCATTTGGCAGCAAAAGTTATCTCTCTTATATACTTTTATCCTCCAGTCTTTATATACGGGATCGTGATAATCTCTTTTATTCATGATAAATCACTCATAACCATCAGTCTTACTAAATCTTCAAATGAGTGTTTAGGTTGCCATTTTAACTTTTCTTTGGCTTTACTGCAATCTCCTCGAAGATAATCAACTTCTGCTGGCCTATAAAATTTTTGATCTACAATAACTAGATTTGACCAATCTTCAATGCCAACAGTTGAAAAGGCTATGGATAAAAATTCTCTCACAGAGTGAGT